GTACTAACAAGAGCAAACATAAAGTCAGCAGTAGCAGGGAGACCAAAACTCTCTGAAGTGTCTTCCAACCCAGGATCAGAGTTACTAAATCCTGAGCGAGTTGTCTGAGTAGCTGATACAATAGGTACATTGTTCTCAACCGCGAGTCCACGAAGTTCCTCAGCAATCGCTTTAATGTATGTGTACGAGTTGACATTCGCACCTGCCTTGATTCGAGCCGACGCACAAATATTTAGATAGTCAACAAAGATAATATCTGGACGGAAGTTCTTTTTCAGAGCCAGATCGTTAATCAATGCACGGAAGTGAGCAGGATTCGCAGACGCAGTTGGATATTCCTTGATGATCAACTTACCCTTTACGGAAGTCTTGAGTTTACCCATGCGCTTCTCATACATGTCTTTCGGCATGTTCATGAGATCATCAAGAGAGACGTTGAGAAGATTCGCATCAATACGTTCAGCGATTTTCTCTTCAGCCATTTCTAGAGTAATGTAAAGAACGTTGTAGTTCTGAACCAAGCAACTAGCAGCCACATGGCACATAAACAGAGACTTGCCGACGCCAGTACCTGCAAGAGCAATGTTAAGGGTCTTTTGCGGCAATCCTCCTTTAGTGATCTTGTTGAAATACTCAAGATCAAAGGGGATTCTTTTTTCGATGCGATGATAGAAATCATACCGATCAGCGTAATTATCCAAAAAGTCGTGACCAATATGAGGATCGAAACTAACCCCCAAAGCATCAGACAAAAGAGTAGGAATGCTTCCTTTGCCCCTCGCTTGATCTTTGCCATCGAGTATCTGAATGCTATCCATGATAGCATTATAGATTGCCTTTTCTTGGCAAAACTTTTCTGCAGTGTCAAGAAGCCATTCGAGTTTTTGTTCTGACTTGTCACTTGCTATTTCCTTTAGCAGTTCGAGTGACTTATTCAACTCAACTTCAGTGAGTTTGGTTGATTCTTTTAAAGAAATCTCCAGTGCTGCAGTAGGAGGCAGACTGTTATACTTTAGGATGAACTCCTTTATTTCCTCGAATACTTTTCTTTCGTGACTTTCGGTCAGGTATTCTTTCTTCAGAAAGGGCAGAGTCTTCCTCATGAAAGACTCGTTCCGCATCAGATTCGACAAGATCAGTGTTTCTGTTTTCATTGCCTTCCTTTATCGCATTGTCAATTGCACTCAGAAGTATACTACGCATCACGTTAGAAGTAAATCGTTGAAACGATTTGCTCTTGGTGTCTGCGTTGTTTACATTTGAGATAACATCATAATCAAAATTCATCAAACCTTCGTCAGTAACTTTGACGTCAGTAAATTCAACAATCACGCCATCATATTTTCCCAAGAACTTGATGGCAAAACTTCCTGGTGGACCATTAAGGTCCACGAAGAAGGTGTATTGTTTTTCAACTTTGAAGAATTTCTTGACGTACCAGAATTCAAGTTTAGCGACTAGATTTTCAAGCATCTTCATCCTCATCTACGTCAACTGCAAGATTACCAGCAACAGCAGAACTAAACTGATAATTATCACGAACCCATTTCTTAAATGATGGATCAGACAAAATATCATCCCAAAATTCTGATGACTCAGTATCTGCCAAACGCCACTTCTTGGCTTCAACTTCACCAGTTTCAGTATTCACTTTAGCATACCAGCCTACGTTAGGCTTCGTAACATGACCAGACTCAAGTGCCATGTCAAGAAGACCACTGTAACGAGAAATGCCACCATCGAAGCGAACTGTGACAGGGATTTTTGCTTTTTCACGAACATAACGAGATTTCTCCACGTTGATGATGAAGTTGTAGCCAATTAGATCAGTGCCATCTTTTTCCTGCTGACGACCAAGGATGTAAATGTTATCAGCAGAATAATAAGAGCCTGTACCGCCACCGACAATATCCTTGGGATACAAACCTATTTCTTTATAGGTGTGATTTACTACAACCATAGGAATGTCCTTTAGGGTGAGGTGTGGGGTCACCATACGGAACAGGGATTTAATTTGCTTTGCGCGGCTCATGTCAGCGACTGACTTACCGTCCAACGCATCCTCGACTTCTTTTTTCGAAGCCAAGTTACCAATCGAGTCAATGACGATCATTACACGCTCGCCACGTTCGATGTTAGTCAACTGTTGCATAATATCAAACTTCAATTGTTCAACATCCGTAACTGGAGTGTGAACAACTCGGTCTTTATCAATGCCAAAAGAATCAAAATAATTTTGTGGAGTACCAAACTCTGAGTCGTAGAACAGAACAACAGAATCGGGATACTTGTCTTGATATGCCTTTGCCATCAAGAGACTGAATGCAGTCTTGAAGTGCTTCGACGGACCAGCCCACATCGTAAGACCAGGAGTAAACCCACCATCAAGGTCGCCAGAGAATGCGACGTTCACCACAGGAATTGCAGTTTGAACCATATCCTTTGCGGCGAAGAATTTCGACTTCGCAAGAATCGCAGTGTCTTTAATCGTCGTGTTTTTCTTTAACTTTTCGAGTAGACTCATTTTCATTCACCTTATCTGTGTGTTGAATACCAAAATCATCGCGCATCATAAAATTATAGATGCTGTCTTTGATACCTCTATTATACTTCACCTCAGTCTTTTTGTCAACCTTTTTCTTTCTTTCAAGAATTGGTTCTTGTGGTCTGTTAGTATACGAGATATTTGCTGCAATAAGTAATAGAACCGCCAATGGGTCAAATACAAGAACAATGAGTATGATCACAAATCTTACTGCACTGTCGAAATAATTTACTGCTTCCTCTTTACCATAAATCAATTCAGCGATATATTTCAATGGACCAACTTTTGCCTCAGACTCGATGTTAGAGCGGCGGAGTGGAACTAGTTGAACATTGAGATCATCGATTTTCGCATCTGCAGATTCAATCACATTATTTAATGCAGTTCTTTCTGCTTTTTGCTGATTGCGAATTCTTGCGCCATCCATGAAAGATGTTTCAACAACCGCATCTAAAGAGTTCAGAGATTTCTGAGCATTATCAATTTGTCTTTGTTGGCTTGCAATCTGCTGTTCAATTCTTGCAATCTCAAGTGAATTGTCAGCAACACCAATTGAAGATTCAAGATGAACTTTCGAAAGATAACCGAAGGTCCCCAGAGAAGTGATGAACATCAAGATGAATATCGCGAATATGAAGTATCCTTTAATCAGTTTTGGCGCAATACTCCAGTTGCGATACAACCAAGAGGCAGCGACGAGTTTTGCAAACTCTAGACTTGCGCCCATTAATGAAATGGCAAAGACTGCACCAGGAAAAATGGCGATCAAGCCAATGATTGAGTAATATGCTGCAGTGCCAGAAAGCAATAAGCCAGCAATAAGTGCGAGTAATGCCATTAGTTTGGTATTGTATACTTTATATTTGTAAGTCCATGTTTCTCAAATACCTGCTTCATAATGTTTGCTTCATGATTCAGTATATCTTTTGAAATAGAAGAAACAGTTGATGAATAATTCGTCATCACAAGACCATCTTCAATAGTGTAATTATGAATACCTTTCTTTAAATTTGAAACATAATTAAACAAATCACCGTAGTGAATTTTTAAGTCTTCAGGAATTACATGATAATTTTCTTTATGCGTAAAATATGCTGATCCATAAAAAGGATGCGGCATTCCAGAACGAGTTGGATACATTCTTGGATCAATTATTTCAAATGAAATTTCTTCACCAAACCCAGATTGAGATAAAGAATCAAACGCTTCTATAGTATATGTACAATAACTTAAAAATGAAAATCCAATCATTCCATTTTCTGGAGTTATCTGATCATAAATCAAATCAAGTTTTGCTAAATTTATCAAACAATCATCGTTTAAAATAAACAATTTGTCATATTTAGCAATTTTTGCACCAATGTTCCAGGCTGGATTTACAAAAATATTTCCATCCTCGAAACTCCAATAGTTCAATTTGCTTATTGTTTTTAGAAATTCTTTATTCGTTTTTGACGTATCGTTATCAATTAGAATGATCTCACCAACCAATGAATGCGCATCAAGCATAGGAAGCATTCGCAACATATGCTGAGGTTTCCACATTGTTGGAACTATTACAGAAATCATAACAAACTCCTTGCTAACTCTTCCATTAAATTCGGATTTGCCGATACACCGCCGCAGCCTGTTTGCTTGGATTGTTTTCTTTATATTTTCTACTATCCTCTTCAGTGATAGAGTTGAAGTTGCGTGACGAACTCTTCATTTTTGTCATGCATGCATAGTTTTCAATTCTATAGTTTTGCCGATTCAACGATGAATTTACATCAAACTGGTGTGTGTCGCCATAAAAG